ACTACCTCCACCATCAGTACCATTAACAATACTATATAATGTTTGTCTGCTCATTCCCAACGCCGTAGCCATTCCAGCAACAGTCGGCTTAGTATCATACTTTGCATAAATATTAAAATACTCATTAAGCCTTGTGACAACCTCATCTTGATTACGCAGGTCGATATCAGGCAGATTAAAAAGCTCTGTATTAAGATTGAGGTATTTTGTGATATCACCTGGTTTAGCATTTGGAACCATTGCATTGTGTAATTTAACATAATGTTCGGTAACCTCAGGCATTACCTTCTTAGCTTTTCTTCTTGTTTTGGGTGCATTGCGTGTGTCTACGGGTTTTCCAGTGCGTGGGGAAATGCGGACGTCTTCTTCATTATCTTTCATTTTACTTAATCCTCCTCTTCTGTGAGATTGTCTAATACCATATCATTTAAGCGGGATACCGCTGTGTTGTACTCGTCATCTGTAAGTACGCCTTCTTTGTGGCAGAGGTTTAGTGCGTCACAAAGCTGTTGTGCTGTATCTGCAAAGTCGCCTAAGGTGTAGCCAAAGTAGTTTGCGTGCTGTTCCAGTGGGTCGTGTATTGGACTGTATCCGAATCTCATCTTTTGATACCTCCTATTGTTATTTTTACAAGCTCAAACGCCTGTTCTGTGGTGAAGCCAGCGTTTATGTAGCTCTGATGCATAAAGAACAGGGCGTTTGCCGCCTTTAGTAAGTCGGCTTCCTCTTGCTCAGAGACACCTGTGTTATTGTGCAATAGTCGCTCTATCTGCATTTTTCTCTACCTCCTCTGCGTGTTCTCTACAGTAATAACCGTCCTGCCCCTCTACAGTGTAAAGGAAGCACATCCAGGTGCGTGAGTATTTTCCCAGCTCCCTACATCTCTTACACTCACCCTGTCCTTCTTTGTCTGTAACTCGTGTCATTCTTTTACCTCCGTGTCTTTCTTAAGTTTTTGCAGGGTTTTCTTTAGCTCAGCCACGCAGTGTGTCAGTTCTACGTGGCGGTATCCCCTCGTGTTCTCATTTATACAGGCAGACAGCTTGTGAAGGTTGTCGTAAGCGTCTTTGAAAAGTTTATGGTGGAATACCCTGAGTTCTACAGGTCGCCACTCATACGCCCTCTCTAACTCTTTTGAGCAGTTATCGTAGTTCTTCTCCAGTACCCTGATTATGTCTATGAGCTCTGGTTTAGTCAGCTTCATAAGGGTGCTGTCTGTGTATGTGCTCCGTGCGTCTCCTATTGGCATATCCTACCTCCTGCCCAGCTTTCTTGTGATAGTGTAAAGGCTGTCAGCGTAGCCCAGCAAGCCATCGTAGTAAGTGTAGTTTATCGCAGAACCTATGTCGATTATATATTCCTACATTTCAACTACAAATTCTCTTAGGTTGTCTACATCTTTCTGCCTGATCAAATAACCTTGGTTATATCCCTCACTGTGTGCCTTCTTGACTCGATTCTCAACATAGTCTACAAGCTCGTTGTCGCTCATTGACCGCATTTTATCGGCTTTTTCTTTGATTTTATCTGACATCGTTCCTCCTCCAATAATCAAAATTCATATCAAATCCTCAATCTCATAGTCTATTGCCAAGTACTTACCACCTTCTATGGGAAAACAGTATGTTCCTACGGCAATAAGTCCAGGTATAACTTTGCATTTGCCGTATTGCCCGTCCTTTGTATAATCACCTATAGGATTTGGTGCTATCCACATACAAATAATAAATACAGTATCAAGGAAGCCCTCATATACTCCGTCAATTTGCGCAATCAAGAACTCCCTATCCTCTTCGGAGAGGTTTTTAAGATTACTACCATTATTGTTGATAATCTTAATCACTTTCTTTGATAATCTTTTCATTACAAATCTCCCTCTTTGACGAAATCCCATTTACAAGTTTACCCTTCCTGTCTTTGATTTCCTCATAAGCAGCCTTGATACAGTCGTTAATATCAAGCCCTAACTGCATACAGAATACGACTAATTCTACATAGATGCCGCCTATGCTCTCCATTATCTGTCCTACCCCGAGCTTATTGATGTTATTTACCAGCTCTATCAGTTCCTTCAGTAGCTCTAGCATTTGAGCCTTTGGATTGCCCGATTGAAGACCTCTGTCGATTGCCCACTTCTTTATAAGCTCCGTGATGTCGTCCGCCTCTGTATCATTGACTGGACTATCTACCTTGACTTCTGTCTCATTTGATAATTTACAAAGAGGACGGACACCGCACTTAGAATAATCTGCACATTCCGTAGTTATTGTACCGTAAGAGTTCACCACCAGTACGGAAGATGTAAGATTCTTTAGATAAGATTCAGGTGTAGCCAACCACCAGCTTGATTTTAACGGTGGCAACAGATGTCTATTATCGCGGTACAAATCCGCCGTGAGTAACGCAATGAAGATCACATAATTAAATGGCAGAGGGCGTGTACCGTCATCAGCTGTAAAATCTAATTTCACCAACTCGAAGTTATCGCCACATACACCGTTGCTAGCTAAGCTATCGTAAAAATCATATTTGAGGTAACCTTTGATATTTGCCATATTAAAGTCGTTAGATTTTTCGTCAAACTCTCTACTTGCTACAATGTCTTTAGTCAAAACAAGTCCTTCCTGCTTTAACTTTACCCATTCATACCCTCCAAATGAAAATATCTCTCCGGGTATAATATCTTTCAGCTTCTTAATCATAATACCTCCTTTAGTTTTACACCCCAGTAGATTACATACCCACTGGAGGTAGATTTTCTCTCAAACCACTCAGGGTGGCGCTCCATTTCCGCGTTAAACTTTTTTGCTGATATAATATAAGCTCCCTCGGACTTTGCCCAAATCTTAAATGCCTGGTATAAGTCTTTAGCTTTGATAGTTGTGTTTTCTGCCTGAACACAACGGCTCTCGAGGAACTGTAGGACGATATCGTTTTCACGTTCGTAATTTGATACCACGTCACGAAGGCTGTCGCTCATATTAAGCCCCTTTTCCTTATAGTGCATATAACCACTGATGAGCCACATAAATATACCGCTTAGATTCTCAGGCTTGCATAGTTCATCTTTTAAGTGCGTGTCCTGTTCCTCAGGTCTAAAGTGCCTGTTGAACTCTAATACCTTAATACGCTCTGAGGCAAAAAGAGACTTGTCGGTCACTGTTGGCAGGTCATTACAGGAAAGCCACAATGTAAACTGAGGTTTATAGGAAATTGGGGCTTGATGTAAATGTCTTGCGGATATGCTTTCACCGCCTGTAAGCTGTTTTATCTTCTCCTCATCTAAGCTCCCATACTCGTTGCTCTCAGCCATACTCACAAATCTTATACCTTTAAGTCCTGCTAAAGTCGGTGAAGCAGCCTCAGCGTCTTTTTTCCTGTCTCCCTTACATATCATTCCTACAGGTGCTACTTTTGCGTAGTCTCCTAAAAGGTTCTCAATGGTATTAAGCATAGTGGACTTGCCGTTTCTTGTGGTTTTACCGTGTAATATGAACATACATTCTTCATTGCTGCACCCCAACATTGAATACCCTAATGCTCTCTGTAAAAAGTCCATCTTATCCTTGTCGCCTTCTGTAATCTCTGAGATAAAAGATTCCCACCTCTTAGACTTTACATCACGTGACACCGTGTGGTTAAAGCCTGTCTGCATTGTGATAAAGTCGTCAGGGTTGTGTTCCTTAAATGAAAAGTCTCTTAGGTCGTAAGTACCGTTGAGACAGTTTATCAAATAAGGGTTGGAATCGAACTCCTCAGCAGGAATATACAGTTCCCCAGTAGCGTCTTTTAGGATTCTGTCACGCATACGCCTGTCACCCATCTTATTAATAAAAGACGAATACTTTTCTCTCAAATCGTCATCTTCTATCTCACCACAATAAAGAATCATAAGCCTTACAAAGTCTTTAATTCGCTCTGATACGAGAATAGCCCCTACATCTTTTCTCCAAGCCCCGCCGTGGTAGGTGTACCAGCTGTTATGCTCAGGACAGAACCTAGCTTCTTTCCTATAAAGCAGACCGAATAAGTTAGCCATACCCATCTCAGACCATTCAAAGCCTGTAGAAGTATCATCCGCCTTTTCGGGGCGGTATTGCTTTATAGTAAACATTTTATCGGACAGTTCCTCATTTAAGATAGTGCGTCCGTTTTTCATTTGAAAAAATTCACCGCTCATTTCTCGTACCTCGTAACACTATTACATATTGTCTGTAGTTCCCTGTCAGGAAGAGGAGGATTACAAGCCACCTTGTTTACATATACCAGCTCATTGTAAATCTGTAGCCTTGTGTAGCCTGTGTTGTGTAAACTTCCAGCTAAAGAAGTAAGGCTTATATTCCTACAGCCATCTGGTATAGGCGGATAAGTAGGTCTGAGTTTTATCCGCCCATTCTTTATAGGCTCTTCCCAAACAGGCTGATATATTCTACACTTGTCGCACTCCTGCTCTTTCTTTTCCCTTGTCTCAGGGAAATATTTACTAACAATGTAGTCTATAGCTTCTTGATTTTCTATCATTGTAGAATACAAAGTCTGTCTGCCTGTCATTATGAAATACCTTGACTGCTTGTAAATCTCTATTCCCTGTAGGTTATTCCTGCCCTTAAATGGTAAAGTTCCTTTCACCAGTATGTGAAAACCTCTCCCGCTTCTGGACAACTCGGTGTAGCTTTTACATCTGCTTATGATGTCAGCTGTCATCTGATTGATGAAGCCGTCTTCATCAAAACCTTTGTCAATATCAATCCCTACTATTCCGTTGTCATTAAACACAAAGCCCAGATAATCATAAAAGGAATGTGTGACCGAGTATAACGCCTCTTCATAAGTTGCCCAGGTATCTGGTTTAGTGGAGGACGCAGGCTCATTCTCCCAAGATTTCATAGGCAGCTTGCTGTCCTCAGATACACACACCCATTGTGGCAGGGATTTCAGTTCGTCTGGAATGCTGTCGTAATTACTCATATAAGCCCCCGCACCTTTGCTATTTTTGCTTCTACGCTTCTAATCAAAGTCCATATAGTGTTTTGGGGAAGTCCGTTCTGCCTACTAACCTGATACACATTATCAGCAAGCGTATCTCTTTCCCAGTACACTTCCATAATAATTGACCTGTCTTTTGTGGGAAGAGTTTTCAATACGCTGTGGCAGGCATTCCAGTTTTGCTTAGATATCTCATTATCTGAATACTTCTTGTCGTGCCTTGCATAGTACCGCAACATATGCGTTACGTAATCGGAATAATAAGGTTTCATATTACTTCTCCTCTTTTGGTTCATTCACTTTCTTAGGCTCTTTTACTTCTTCACCCTCAAAATACCACTGCCCATCTATGCAGATAGGGTAATCAGGTCTGTCTGAGGGTATCAGCTTACCTGTACTCATAATGTGTTCAACGGAGTTGATTGATACATTATTCTGTACAAAGTCCTCACCAGTCTTTAGTAGTGCGTTTACACGTCCATTGTTGATTTTTAGCTTATACATAACTACCTCCTATTCTTTGCTTAACTCAATATACTTGTTTAAGTACCATCTTGCTTTCATAATATCCTCAATGCCATTCTTACGGCAGGCGCGGTATATGTATTTGAAAGCGTTGCATATACAGAAGCTCATAACTGCCTGTTTTCCCTGTGTCTCAATCATTACGTCTATGCACTCAAAATTACTATCTGTGTAATGCTCAGGACGCTCAACATTGTCAAACTCTTTCATTGCTCCTCCTGTATGGAGGGGAACTTAATCCCCTCAGCTTAACTGTTTAATAGCTCATCAAGGTTTAATCCTTGTGGTATTGATTGATACGCTGGTGTTTTAGTGGCAG